CACTGGCATTGAGCAATTCAAAAATAGGTGCTGTCATGTTGCCCCACTTAATGCTTTCGTTATTTCAGCATCGAATACTTGAACAAACTTTGTTGTGGCTTCATCGATATTTCGAGAAAGTGCTAATCGCATAAACGGGAATGCTTGAATAAGTGATGTGCCAAATTCAATAAAACGCCAATATGTTGTATTGCCGCCCGATAGACCCGATAAAGCTTCACGATTGGAGATCTTATTCATGGCTGCCCCGCCCCGTATACCGACTCGAATTACGACCTCATTTGAATTTCGACTTTTCCCGCCTTGCGTCACAATATTTTTATGAATCTTTTCTGCTGTTTCTGGGTCATCAATCATCTTGGCATTTGCACGTGCAGCATCACGAACAAGATTCATGGCTTGTCGACCTGCTTTACGTGCAATTTGTTTAACTTTTTTAGGATTTGAAAGCTGCTCTATCTTCCGCTTGAACTGATCCATGCCTTCAATATTTAGTTCGACTGCCATGATGATTCACCTTCAGCAAGGTTTAAGGTCAACCATTCAAGACCACTTTCATTATCTGGAATAGGATCACCATCAATTTTCCAATACTTACCACGAAACAACACGCGCATCGTTGAATTAATCTGACTTGCTGTTGAGCTGTATCGAATGCGGCACCGCGCTGTCATTGTTGAATTAATGGCTTGGGCTTGAAGCTGATCTTTTGTGGATAAAGCCTCAAGTTTCCCCCAAACTTTGGTGAATTCAGCCCAGATGATAGGAACATGACCTGTGACCTGATCTTGCTCACCTTCAATTTCATGTTGAATGGTGATGCGGTGGGGTAATTTGCCTGCCTCTAAACTCATAAATTCACCCACCGATGTCTTTTCCATAGCCAGTCTGTGGCCATTGGCAATTCAGTACCAGTACCAACCGTTTCCCGGTTTTTATACCAGTGTCCAATTAAAAGGTATGCGCCCTGGATAATTGAGTCTGAAATATTAATTCCATTTAAAACATCTTCTGGAATGATCGAATCAGCAGCATAAAGTTTCCGATTGGTTGATTGCTCAAATGCATCAAAAGCAGCACTAATAAGAAATTTTAGAAGATCATCCTCTTCAGTATGATCAATTCTCAGATTCAGCTTCACCTGTTCCAGTGTCAGAAATTGGCTCATTTACTTTACCCTTTACTGGTTTTGGCTTGGTTTTAAGTGTTGCGACTTGCAAATGTTTCACTGCAACAATGGCGGTACGCTCAGAAACTTCATGTTCACCGGCAGCATAATCGACAACATGATTGCCATCCTCAGCAATACGAAACGACTCTTTTACTACAATAATTGGCATTTAGATCTCCAAAAAATAAGGCCCTATTGTGGACCTTATTCAGTAAGCAGATTAATTATGCAGACAAGGTTAAAACCTTAATCGCATTAGAGTCAGTCAGCATGCCGCCAACACGTTTCGTGGTATAGAAACCAACGTATGGCTTATTAGTAAACGGGTCACGTAAAACGCGAGTACCCATGCGGTCTACAATGGTATAGCCACGCTTGAAGTCACCGAACAGGATAGCGTTTGCATCTGCTACTGCATCCGGCATATCTTCGTTTTCTTCAATGCCATGGCCAAGCAAAGTGGATGGCTGGCCTTGTTGCAAGCCCGGCTGCCATAAGTAATTACCATCGTTATCTTTCAGCTTACGCGCTTTAGCTACGGTCAAACCGTTCATCATGAAGGAAGCATTTTGACGATAACCGCGTTTAAGCGAGTAAATCAGGTCAATTAGGTTATCACCAGCAAATGCCCCCGCTGCACCAGACTTAATGTTTTGCAGCGTACCAAATGCACGTTCTGCATCGCCAGTCAGTGCCATTGTTGCGGCCAAAATACCTTTCGGTTTGTTGGTGCCATCACCAGATAGGAAAGCTGCACCTTCTTTTTCGGCAAATTCACGGGCGATCTCTTCAGACAACCATTGCTCTACATTGAAGAACACATCATCCAGTGAAGTTTGTGTTGCCTGTGGGTTCGCGTAAATCTCTCCCATAGTTGCAGCGATCTGTGCCAATGTTGGTGTGCCAGTCTCCGGACGTGCACTCGTCTCACCTACCCAGCCTGAACCAGCACCACCTAAGCTAACCAATTTTTTATAGTCAGATGTACCGATAGTAATTGAATTACACACACGGCGCATTGGGCTTTCATCTTTCAGGATTTCAAGCAGCGTACGATCCAATTCTTCAGGAACTGCATAACCACCATCCGCCTCAACAGCTACTTGAACTGCCTTTTGCTGAAGATCAGCAAGGCCATCATCCACCCCCTTACGCACAAATTGCATGAATGCTTTTTTATGTGCTTCGATATCACCCTTTGGTGTACCTGGGCGTTTTGCTGACTTCAGTTCTTTTTCAAGATCAGCTTTCAGTTGGTCAATTTCACCAAGTTTTTCATTTAACTGGTTGGTTTTTTCTTCAAGCTTGTTCTTTTCAGCTTTAATCGCTTCAAGTTCTTTATCGTTTGATTTTTTGAATTCTTCAAACGCGCCCTTTAATTCTTTGGCAACTTCGCCAATATCTTTTTCATCAATAGCCATGAGTATTAACCTCTTAAAAATGCTGTTAAGTCTTTTAGTGAATCTAGTGCTTCTTTTTGACTTTCAACATCTCGCTGAGAACCTAATGCACTGTAGCCTTTAGCCATAAAAGCTTTAGCTTGTTTTTGCGAAAAACCCATAACATCTCGTAATGTTTTTTCCACAATCGATGGCGAAGGAATTTCTCCCTTCAGAATTGAGTTTTTAACTTCTGTAATTTTTGCTTCTGTATTAGCGGGAAAGGTTACGATAGAAACTTCCCATAAATCGATTTCTTTCAAGAAATAAATATCTTCTTGCTTATGGTATTCTGCATCGACGGTGATGTACCCAATGGACATGCCTTTGACACTTCCCGCTTTCATGTGCGCTAAAGCACGCTTCGCTAAAGGATCATCATCAATTAACAATTTTCCTTTAACAAATAAACCATGGTCATCCTCTTTCATTTCTGTAAAAGGCCCAATAGGCTCGGACATCTTGTGCTGCCACAATACCGGTGGTAAATCTTTTCTTTTAGCCCAAGCTTCTAAAGTGTTCTTAAAAGCTCCTTTTACAACAACATCCCCATAACTATCCTCGACGTCAAAAACCGATGCGTACCCTTCAAACTCCCCCGTGTCAGATACTGATTTAATTTTTAATGGGACATTAAGATACTTTACTTGCATCACTTTCACCTTCAGGATTTGTTGTCATATTCATTGGTGTCAAATAGATGTCACCACCTTCACGTGGGTTTAAATCTTCCAGTTCACGGCAGTCATTTGGGCTTAAAATTCCCCACTGAATACCCTTACCATAAGATTCATAACGACCTTTTAAGTCACCGCGAAGCAGTGCACCGGCATTAAATTTAGCGTAATAACTTTTGCGATCCTGCTCACTCAGGAGACCAACCCGAATCCGCGACTCAATCCTGGTCATATAGGGCACAAGTGAGTAGTTCACAAAGCTCATGCCCATGTGTTCAATATTGTTGAGCGTCATTTTTTCCATATTGGCCACCAAATGCGGTGGCACCCGGAACAATCCGCAAATTTCAGTCGCTTGGTATTGTCTGGTCTGCAGAAATTGAGAATCTTCTAGATTTAATGCCGTCGGCTTCCATTTCAGCCCCTGCTCCAGAATCATTGGCTTATAAGTGTTTGCAAGACCAGTATGATTCTCAGTAAATTCTGTTTTCAGTCGATTAAATGCTTCATCTGTTAATGATTCATCGGTTTCCAAAACACCGGAGGTCACAGCACCGTTTTTAAACAGCTTAGAACCATGGTCTTCGGTATCCAATCCAAGTCCGATGCACTTTCTTGCATAGGCAATCGGGTTTAAGCCGTTAAGGCCATCCAGAGTGAATAGCCGTACATGCCAGATTTCATCCTGCGATAAGATCCGGGTGCCGCCATTTTTGAAATTGACGTGATACTCCACAGTCCAGTCATCATTCAGCTTTGGTGTAACTGCGCCAGGATCAATTGGAAGTAACTCGACAACCTGCCCTAAAGCGTAAACTTTGTATGCGTAAAAGTTTCCACGTAGACATAAGCACACCATGAGCAGCTCCCAAAACTCCTGAGCTGTCATGTAGTCATTTGGAGCAACATATAACAGGTCATGCACCCGATGACTTTCTGCTGGCAACTTGTTGCGCCCATCCTTTTTATACAAACGACATGGCAACATTCCCATAGATTCAGACAGAACCCGAACACAGGTAAATACCGTAGTGAGTTGCATGGCCGTGAATGGCGTTACAGTCCTGGTGCCTGTGACATACTCAGTCCCAAAGATTCTTGCCAAATCATCGGGACTAGAAATAATTTGGGGAGCAGACTTGAAACCAAGTAGCTCCCCAATTTTTGTTTTTAAGCTCATTACAATTTCCTAATCCCGTGTTTTTCCAAATGACTCGAAAGGTTTGCCTCTTCAGGGCTACTATTGAGAGTAAGGACCCGATTAATCCCCATCAACAAACAAACTGCACCATCAATCTTGAAAGCATTCTTCTGTTTTCTAGGATAGTCGTTGTTATTTGCATCCGGTTTACTGATGACGTTACCCACCATCCAGGAAAGAATTGGATTACCATCGTGGTGAAAACGACCAGCAGCAATTGCCGCCACCAGCTCTTTCATTGGTGGACTAAAGTTCTTGGTGTTTTTGGCAATCTCAACAACCTCTAAACCATTTTCATCAAGCGTCTTGGCAATCTGACGACCACCCCAGTTATCAAATGGCACTTCACGCAAATTCACTCTTTTTGAATCTGCAATTAAATCCGAAGCCACCAAATCAAGATCCGTTTCAGCACCGTCATGTACCTCAAGCAATCCCTGATTCATCCACTTCTGGTATCGATCAATTACTACCTTTTCCTCACCGTCATATACGGTTTCAGAAGGAAGATAGAATTGTGGGCGTACACAGTAATAATGGATTTTGCCGTCAATTATTCTGTAGAACAGATTAATCCGGGCACAGATATCAATCTTGGATGCCAGATCCAGTGGCATGAAGCATTCATCATCTGCAAAGTTTTCCAGCTGCAGTGACTTATCAGCACATTTGTGCCACTTCTCCATGTTGAAATAAGCAGATCGAGCGGATACCCAAATATTTAAATGCTTTGTTTTAAATGTATTCTGGCGTGCCGGGTTATTAATGGCCTTGCGTTGCTGCGATTCTAGATAATCACCATAAACTGACACATCAAAATTCGGGTTTGCTTTTTGCAGAACCTTTGGATCGGTCCAGTCATCACCTTCATCAATGGTCCAGATAAAGCCAAACAGCTCATCATCAGGCACAGTACCAAGCAACATATCCTGGACACGTAATCGCATATCATGGCATGGACCATCAATATTGAATCCAGCTGTCGTAATCACAAACATGAGCGGTTGACGTCGTGCACCCATACCGGTCTGCATCGTGTCATACAATGCATTCGTCTGGTGCTCATGGTATTCATCAACAATTGCGCAATGCGGTGACTGGCCATCTGGTGGATCACCCACAATCGTCTCAAAGATTGAACCATCGTCCGGGATTTCCAAACTGCCGGCATTAATAAGAATGCCAGCAGCTTCGATAAACTCAGGTGAACGTACTGCCATGAGTCGGGCCGGTTTAAATACTTCCCATGCCTGCTTTTCTGTTGTTGCACCGGCATAAACCTCTGAACCGAACTCACCATCATTGGCGAACATATTCAGGGCCACACCTGCAGCAATTGCCGACTTTCCGTTTTTACGCGGAATCTCCCAATACGATTCACGGAACCGGCGGAAGCCATCTTTTTTACGGACCCAACCAAACGTGCAGGCAATACCAAATTTCTGCCAGGGCTCCAGCGTAATTTTGAGTCGCTTTAGGGCCCATTCACCTTTTGTATGCGGCAATAATTCGATGAATGCGATCTTCTTTTCTGCTAATTTCGCATCAAATTTGTATGGAAAATCTTTATTTTTACTGTTTTTTAGGTCGTTTAAATGGCGCTCACAAGCCAATTTGACCCATTTGCATGCAGGAATTTTGTCTGCTATGACCTGCTTCGCCCACTTATTCGCAATGTCTACGTTTGGGAAAGCTGTCATATC